AGTTTAGTAAAAACTACATGGAATTGTTTGTAAAAGTTTTTCCAAATATTATTATGAATCAAGTGAACTATGAAAATAATAGTATGCCAAAATATTGGGATATTTCATCTCACCATGAAATGAATATAAAAAATATGATAAGGACGTATTACAGCAAGTTGAGAGTTTTTTATTCTGGAGATAAATTAGATGTTATATTAGATTCCGTGAAAACAAGATGTGAACAGTTATTGACCCTTATGAAGGAAATACCATATTACGCAAAAATTAAACATAAAGACCGAGAAACGTACAGCATTTTTGATAAACGCACAAATGAACTTCTTATTGAACATTTTTTATTATTGGTGTTTAATGAATATGTAACTGTTGCACAAGATAATAATACATATATGGAGGTTACTGCTCCAAAAATGACTGCATTATATGATGTTTATACAGTGGAAGATTTGGAGGATCGTGAAACAAAGGAAGAAACTGTAGTCACTGAAGTTCCAGATGAAATGTATGATGAAGAAGTTGAAAACAATAAACAAAAATATATGAAGAAGACTGCCGAGTTGTTATACACATATATGTCAATTATGAAAGAGAACAAAGATATGGTGGATAAAAAATATGAATATGTTATGGATCGCGTATTTAAAGTTTCTGAATTTGAGAAATATAGAACAACCGATCGCTTAAAGGAAATGACAGAAGACGAACGTGAAGCGGATAATATATTGAAAATAAATAAACTTGGTGTTTGGAATAAAGGTTTGCAAAAGGGGCTTCGCACATATGTTGCTAAAAACTACGACGATGAACGAGATTTTGTGGATAGTATTAAACAATATGAGACAAAACTTCGCAAAACAAATGCAAATGTTACAGATGGAAATCTTGACGTCTTTATGGATGATTACATGGAAGAAATGGGAGAAGCTGCAGAGATTGAACGCGAGGCATATGATATGGCGGATATGAATGAAGATTATATGGATGGAATGTACGATCCAGTTGGTGTAGGAAATGGAGATAATGTGGATTACGACGAATACAATTAAACGAGAGTGTAAACACGTAAAATATATAGCTTTATCCACCGGGAACTCAGGATAAATTTACGGATTTTTCATAAAGATAAACTGTTATGAAATATGGTAAGGATTTATCCTTCCCGAAGGACAGGAGGGCCAAGGAATTCCGCAACGCGGGATTCTGAAAAGAGGGGCTGGAAATCCTTCGGATTTCTGAAGACCTGGGTTCCCCGCTAAAAATATAAATTTTATTTGAATGCAAATAAAATTTATTACATTATTTCGTCTTTTTCATTGTGTTCTAAAAATGGGTTGATATACGCTGTAGAAAATCCGTTTTCTAATAAGAGTTTTTCCACATTATTTGATTCATTAACTATAGATTTTGTGGGAATAATTCCATCTGCAACATTTGATGCAGCTTTTTTACGTTCAGTAAGACCATACGCCACCATACTTCCCAAAAATGCTTTGGATAATAAAGATAGCAACAAATAATTCTTTTCCACCCTTTCGTAAGGCTGTTTTTTATACACACCCACAAATGAGATAGCTCCAAATACAGAAAAGAATGCGAATAAACCATATATGATATATTTTATCCAATCTGGTATAATAAATATCTCAGAATAATAAAGATACACTTTATATTTTGCTTGTTCATCTGGATCAGTTGAGTTCTCATATTCACTATATTTGGCAATGTATTTATCAAAAATATCAAAATTTTTATTGGAGTCTCGTATAATAATTCCAAACTCTGTAAGTAAAAGAACAAATCCAAGCGTCATGGGTATAGTCCATTTTGGTACCTTTTTCCCTAAGAATTCAATCTCATCTTCTGCATATTCTTCAACTAATTGGCCAGTATAAATCATTGCTATATTTATAGCAAATATAGAGCGATAAACATTTTCATCTTTAACACCGCTTAATATTGCTATAATGTAAAGCATTAATGTGGAAGATATAGAATATTCTACCCAACGGTACCAATTATTTTTATTTGCAATTACCTTTTCATATGATCCGTTTATATTTGCAGCGTAAAACGCATGAAAACCAGAAGTTACAAAAAAGAATAATATAACAAGGGTTTCAACTGTTTTTACACTTGGACTGTCCTTTATAATATCACTTGTCCATGTCAACGTAAAGTTATTTATGTCTGGAGGATCGCTATCATTTGGAACAATCTCAATACTATAATTGTGTCGTCTAATATCTGTGTCTAAAACAAGACTGTTATCGGATCCATAATCCTTTTTTAATTTATCAAAATACAAAGCAAACCCGGCGCCTAAGGAAGCATGTAATACCGCTAAAAGAGTATTATATGTCTGTAGTTGTTTTATATCTATATTTGAATTCATGCTTTCCATGGCTTTCATTAATTCGGCAACTTTTTTCTCTGAATTATCTCCATGCTCCTTATATATATTTTTTACTGTTTCATAAACTTCTTTTGCTTGGTGTTCAGCGCATTCCACTTTTGTTTTTTTAATGTATGATTTTCCCATTCTATATTTACGCAAGAAAAAATTAAAACCAACAAGTTTTTTTATTTGTATCATATATGAGCCATAGTTATATTCAAAATAATACCACATTAGTTTCAATTCTTGTATTTTTAGTTATTTTCTCTCTTATTCAATACTTTAGACCTGCATTTTTATATAATACTGATGGAAGTTTGAGAGAATTTGGAGTTGGATATAGGAATAAGACTATTATGCCAGTTTGGTTGCTTGCTATTATTTTAGGCATATTGTCTTATGTAGGGGTTTTGTATTATTTGTCTTATTCCAGGATGTATTAGAGAGTCGGTTATTAGGTTCCCTGCAAAACAATATAGATGTTTTTAGAGAATATAGGTAATAAATGGAAAAAGAAAAGCTCTATGTAACCTTGATGAAAGAAGAGTTAGATAGTTTAATAAAAGACAACCGATTTAAAGAAGCTTTTTATTTTTTAATTTTAACAATGAAACATTTGGACAAAGAAGAAACCAGGGTCATCGTATCTTATTACGAAAAAAATATACGCATATAATTTACAATGGAAATAAATTATATACAGAAATTGCCTGAAGATGTTATTATCAACCATATTATACCTTACACCTATCAAGTGCAGCCCAGAAGACTTCTCTCAGATATTCATAGTTTTGTCAATGATTACACCTTGGTGGAAAGCATATACATGACACAATTTAACCAACACATTTTATTGCACGATTTATTGCAATTTTGTCATATCAATCTATATCCTTCTTATGGAATGGAAAATCTGTTTAATAGTATTTTGAGACGACATTATTGTATTTCTGGAAAAAGTGAAGAATGTTTCATTAACATGGTACGACTTAATTTTCACAGAAATGTTGAACTACAAACCGAGAGAAAAATAAAATTTATTTGGGGGCTACTTACCCGACAAGAGAGGACGCAATTTATCAATAAATATTTATTGGATTAAGTTGGTTCATTTCAAAACATACGTTGTTTGAGTTTTCTCTTGTTGAGCCTTATTTTTCTCTTCTTGTTCCACGTATTGTTTATAGGATGCTTGAACGGCTTGTGTATCTTTAGCGCAAGGTGTGATTGCAATATTATATTGGATAATAGATGACAGCAACAGCGCAGTATATCCGTACCAAAAACCTTCTCCAATGTTAGAGCGGGATTCAACAACTGTTAAAAGTTCTTGTTTCTTTTCAAGATTATTTGAATAACCGGATTTCATAAGAGGTTTCAATATATCCCAATATTGATTAAAATTAGAAGGGGTTATTTGATTTATTAAAATAGACATATTTCCCATCAATTTAACAATTGCATCGGCTGCTTGTTGCATAGACTTTTTATTGTTTTCTGACGGATTATTTGCAAGAGGGTCTCCTCCTGAAGTTGTTTCGGGAAGTTGTTCGGTAGAAGACTGAACTGGGTTAGACGATTGACTTGGGGTTGGGTTAGAAGGCTCAACTGTAGAAGGCTCAACTGTAGACGACTCAACTGTAGACGACTCAACTGTAGAAGGAATTGCCTCAATCTTTTCCTCTATTTCAGGGTTCATAAGAATTTCCGTCAAAATCTTATTCGCAGATCCGGCTACAAAAAAGTATCCAAGAACATCGGAAAATGCCGATTTAAATCCCGGAAACGCAATAAGGATAACAATTATCGCTCCAAATAAGAAGAACCAAGGCAAAAAAGTGATGAATGCCGCATCAGCCACGTTTTGATTCATACTTCCGCCGCATTTACTCGCCATAAGACCAATATTAATTAAAAACTGTATGAGAACCACAGCTAAAAAATACATGGTTAAAACAAAATAATATGTTTTGTTATATTGAGTGTATTTTTTATCATCAGACAACATATCCACAGTAAGCTTTGGTTTAAAAGCCAAATAATATACTACGGTGGTGATGACAAATGCAATAATGTTCCAATATGAACTAACTGTATCCATATAGATATTGTGTATAATTTATTTTACTATAATCACAGTATTATTTATGTATGGATTTTGCTAAACCAAGTTTAATTGAACCCGGTGTAAAATACTTTTTAAATGAAACATTAAAGCATTGCCATGATTTTAAAGTGAAACACAACAATACATTATTTAATTGTTTTTTGTTTTTATGTTTTTTAATAATTTTAGGAATACTATTAATATACAAATACAAAGGGAAACTATCTCAAGAAGAAAAACAAAAGAAAGAAACGGAAAAACAGCAATACATATTATCAAAAATAAAAAATTATCAAGATGCAAAAAAAATAGCTCAACAAGAACTAATAACTGGTCTTCCTCAATGGGATAGTGAATATGAATTAATTGGACGTAAGCTTAGATGAATAAAATACAGTAAATGCTGGCAATAAATAGTATCTGCATAATATAACAATGCAAAGCGCACAATTTCAGACTATTCAAAATACAAAAAGTGATAAATTGACAAGGTTTACCGATGGTCTTGATGAATATTATAGATTAAAATCTAAATACGAATCTAATATTCAAAAAGACATTTCGGATATTCGTAAGAAAAATATAAGCAAGAGGGAAAAAGCGTCGGAATACAAGCAACTGGTTAAAAAATGTGTAAACTGTAAACAGGCCGGGGGGACTATATTTGGTTTGCAGAATATAGACGATACTGACCGCCGACTTCTAACCGCAAAATGCGGAAATAAAGATACTCCTTGCTCACTCAACATTATTATACATGCAGCAAACTATTTACGTATAGATGAATATTACGAAGAATTAAAGAAAACTACAAATGAGGCAAAGAATAAAATAATTTGTTATAAGAATGATATTCTATTTGGATATAAAAATGTAGATTCAGTTTCTATTTTTGAAGAGTTGAAAGATACGCTTGCAAAAGAATCAGACATGTTTCAACTTATGGAGGGTGTTTTAAATCAGCGCGAAACTAAATTTAGTCAACAAATAGTTAAATTACAAACTGACATATATGAGGATATTATGAGAGTAAAATCTATAATGTCAGAATTTGATCAAACTGGCACTACCCAATTTGTAATAGACGCAGTTACATTGACACTGAACGGTATTTATAAAAAGAATGGAGATTTGAGAAAGTTATACTATTCGGTTATGAATGTAGAATATGATGATGATTCGTATCATTTAATTCAACAGAGACAAAGTATTGCCGATTTAGAGTTTGAATATAGCGAACCTTCTGTTATAGAGACAATGGTGGTAGGTGTAGGAGATAAAATTGTGAAAAAACGGTCTGGTAAGACAAGTGCAAAGGTGAGACGTAGACAGCCAAGTGCCAAAGTACGAGAAGAACAAGATACTCCACCTGATACGGATTCTCTTGAAAACCAAAATATAAATGGAGAATTATATGGAATACCCAAAACAGTATATTCACCCGCTACCCCACAAGCTCCCATGACACAAGCAGAAATAGATGAAATGTTTGCATCCAGCCCTTCATCTGAACCTTTACGTCTCAATCCAACTAAAGAATCTTCAGATGATGACGGGGATGATGATGATGATGACGGGGATGATGATGATGATGACAATGATGATTCTAATTCAGAATTATAAATATATATTTTCTTCACTTGTTTATAATGTTTGCTAATTTTAGTAGAAAAGCGGATAAATATGGAAATGTTCACTTTATTTCTTTAGTAGGAACAATTCTTTCTCGTCTTGCGTATTGTAATGATAACATGTTTTTGAAACGTTATATGGCTATTTTTGGACCTGTAATTCCATCTAAATTTTTAAAAGAGATAGATACTGTAAGTTCTAACAATTTAAAAAAATTATTAGATGATGAAGATGATTATGAATTATCTACTGATACATCCGTACCATCAACTTCTTTTCAAAAAAAAAAATATATAGATTGGCTCAAGCTAAATATACCACAACAAGTAAATATAATTAACGGAGAGATTAAAGGAACACTCTCTGTGACCCAATCATCTGATTCTTCCTCTGTAAAATATATTTCAATTGGATGGTCAAATTATGGAGAAGTTTACGTTGTAGCTGATAAGACTATGCCCCAAACTATTTTTATTATTTTTAGAGGGACATATAGTGCAAAAACTGCTGCTTTATACTTAAAATTAACATCTATTGTCCCTTTAACAACATGTAAAGATTCTAACGGAAACCCAGAAACTTTTTTATATGGAATTTTCAAACCCACAACTGAACTAATGCATACCATCTTAGAGGCAACCAGATATTTAGCAGTTAATCATTTAAATGCAACTGAACCAAATTCTGTAAAAGTATTTACAACTGGGCATTCACTTGGAGGAGCAATGTCTACAATTTTTTCTTATTTGTGGATGGGAATAAAAAA